CAAAGAGTCGTTCGAGGTGTTGAATTTCTTCAAGAATAAAATCTTGGCGAACCGACTTCTCGAATTTTTCTTCGGGGTAAAACCCCTGATGCAAGATATCCATGACGCTGTTGAGGCTTTGAAGAAGAAAGAGGCTGATACCTTTTTCGAATTTAAAGCGCGAGCTACATCACGCGATTCTGCAGAGATCACTATTCCTTATCATTATTCGGGTGAAACCGAGATATGGGATTGTGATACTATGCAGGTTCGTGTGAGCGCGAAGGTATCCTACGTACTTCAATATGAAGTATCGAACGGTTACTCAAGCGCCTTACAGCAGTTCGGTCTAATCAACCCTGCTGAGATCTTGTGGGAAAAGATCCCATGGTCGTTCGTTATCGATTGGCTTCTACCGATTGGCGGCTGGATTCGGAGCTTTAGTTCCGAAGTCGGCTTAACATTCGTAAGAGGTTCAAAGGTGACAACGACCCAGGTGATGATTCTCATTAAGAGAGACTTTAAATCCGAGTGGTATCGTCTCAACGACAGTGCTATCGTAGAAGGGTCTTGGTCGGGTCTACATCATGTAATCGAGAAGAAGCGCGAGCTTCTCTCGAGTGCACCGAAGTATGACTTTCCGACTTTCAAGAATCCTATCTCGTGGACACATATTATTGAGGCGCTTGCCCTTTTTCGTCAACAAATTCGCTGAAATAAGCGATTCCCTTAGGAGATATCCTATGCCACAACTTGCCAACGTCACTTTGACTGACGAATTTGCCGCAACCGTCACATTTTCCCCGAAGTCGCTGATTCGCGACGGTGGGATGTTTGTTGATCGGTCTGGCGGCATTGCGATCGGGTACCCGTCGCTGGTGTTCCAAAACATCGCTGTCCCCAAGAATCGTCTGACAAAGACGCGGGTACGTTTGAACGTACCCATCTTGGAGAATGTAGTCGGCTCTACGTCGGGCGGGTTGACACCTGCTCCTCAGAAGGCCTTCGACAATGGCTTTGATTTGGTCTGTTTCTCTCATGATCGTTCTACCTCGGATCACCGCGGTCACATTCTGCAACTCTTGAAAGAGGTTGTGAATGGCCAGGAATTCGAGAAGATGCTCGTGAACCAGGAGTCGATGTACTAAGCGAAAGCTCTGTACAGAATCCTATGAAACAGAAAAGACCACGCAAGACGTACCGTAAGCGCGATGTCATCCGAGCTAAGCTCATGGATGACTTTTTGTCTGTCAAAGTCCGCAAAGGGGAGGTAAACTCCTACATCCGAGGTTATTTCGAATGCATCGATACTCCCAGGAGCTTAGCTTGTTGGCTTCTTTACGAAGCCCGTGAGCATGAGCAGCTGGTGAATCTTAACTTCGAGCCTAGCTCGTATAAAGATCCAAAGTACGTTGCACTAGACTTCGCTGCCACTTCTTTTCTCAAGAAGTATAAAGGTCTAAAGACCGGCATAGATACAGAAGCTGTCGCCCTGAAGAAATTCAGTGAGGCAGAAGCTGTATGCGAAGCTACAAATCTCCGGTTCCGGAATCTTGCTTTAGACCCTCAATTCAAAGGGGCTAACGTGTGGCTGCTGAACGCAGCCACGCGGAAAATAGCTAAGATTCTAGGTCGGTCAAATGTAGATGAACTCGTCGATTGCGGCTCCTGGGGCCCAGGTGCTACCGGATCCATAACTGGATCCGACACCTCGACCGTAAGGAAGTTTCGTTTCGAGCGCGAAATAACAACAAGACTGTACTCAGTAATCAAGGATCGAATTAGTGAATGGTACCCTAACTGGCTAACGCCGGCTGAGGTACTGACACTAGTCACCAAGAACTGGAGCAAAGTCCTGACTGTAACGAAGAACGCGAAGACTGATCGCACTATAGCCATAGAACCAGGGATTAACTCCTGGTTCCAGAAAGGCCTTGGTGAGATGATTCGTCGTCGACTTCGTAGGGCCGGGTACGACTTGGACTCGGATGAGAGGAATCAAATGATAGCACGCGAAGGGTCTTTGGATAACCTTTCGGCGACTATCGATTTCTCCGCTGCGTCCGACTCTATAGCACTAGAAGTAGTCAGGGAGCTCTTGCCCCCTGATTGGTTCGAAATGCTATCGTGTTGTCGTACCCCTTATTACCGACTGCCTGGGTCCTGTGAAAATGTTCCATTCTCGAAGTTTTCTTCGATGGGGAACGGTTTCACTTTTGAGCTGGAGTCCCTGATATTCGTCGTTGCGGCAGAAGCCGTAACTGAATACTTGAGACTCGACTCGGACCATATTAGCGTTTTTGGTGATGACATCACTTTAGACGCTCGAGCAGTGCACCTTTACCGTGAATTTACACGATTCCTCGGATTTACGGTGAACATGGAGAAGAGCTTTGGCTCTGATTCATGTTTCCGTGAATCTTGTGGGTCGTACTACTTTAACGGTATCGACGTGAAACCTTATTTCCTTAAGGAAAGAATCAATGATGCCAAAAGCATTTTTAGATTGGCTAATGGGATTACTAGCGTGGCTCACCGTCATAGCTTCGGTTATGGCCGTGATATACGTTTTCTCCCGTTACATAAACTTCTGATTGAGAAGCTCCCTGATTCGCTTAAAGCGATAAGGGGGCCTATCACATCAGGAGACATATGTATTGCTTCAGATTTTGATGAAGCAGTGCCAACCATCGCAAGAGACGGATGGGAAGGTTATTACCATCCGGCTTTTGTCGATGTCCCCGTAAAAAGGGATTCTGATTCACGCGGAGTTTTACTATCGCGTTTAAGGTATCGTTCTGTCGATGAGAGTAGTGGTAATCGCTATTCTCTAAGGCGCGTAACGAAAGTCCGCTACAAAAAGCGGATTTTGGTCGCACAGTGGTACAGCCTCGGCCCTTGGACTTATGGTCCTTGGTCGAGTACTTGATCCCGAAGTCGTATAGACCTGGGATCGCCTATCTTTGTAGGCTGGTTGGGCAACAGTAATGTTGATATCCTTCACAGG